TCAGTAGGTGTAAGCCGCAAGGACGAAACTTGGCAGGCGCGAAGCGAACGTCTGGTAGGACGCTCCACTGAGGGAACGCTGGCGATTGGCAGCCCGCCGGGTGAAGTTGACCCGCATCTGCGATGCATTCGGCGTACTGATGGCTGCCGAATAGCGCATGTTGGTACGGATGGTGGGGTTGCCGCTGGGCATGGCGTAGACGTCGTGGCAGAGGCCGATGTCTGACAGCAGGTAGGCAAGATTGTCGCCTGGGCCGTTGATCAGGTCACCGGTGAGGATGTTCTCGTTGGACGTCTCGCTGGGAAGTGGCGGCCGGGCGCCGGTCGTATTGACCAGGCCCGCCATGCGCAGCGGGCGGCTGCTCATGTCCCACTGCAGCGAGCCATCAGCGTTGTAGACCTGCATGCCGGTGTTGTTGCTGGGAACCGCATGTCCCCATGCCCACCATTCGAAGCTGGTGGTTCCCTGGGCCATGTTCCAGCCGAAACCCGCAGTGCCGGTGGAAATCCGCGTGGAGCCGCCATTGCAGCGGATGAACACCAGGTAGGGCACGCTCTGCGCCGGAAGGCTGACCGAGCCGTTCTGGCCCAACGGCGACGTGTTGCTGCCGATGGTTTCCACGCCCTTGCCTGCCGCGAAGAAGGCAAGGGCGTGTGCGTTGACCAGAACGGGGACACCGCTGTCGTTTGTGACTTCAAGGCCGACGGTCATCAGAAGCTCCCGTAGAAGACATAGGCATTGGGATTGGTGGTCGTCATGAACGTGAAGTTGAGTGTGAGGTAGTCGCCCTCGGCGGCGCCTGGTTTATTGAAGGACATGAATGCCATGTTCGGCGCGGAGAACTGGTTTCCATTCATGTCCTGCCAGCTGTCCCAGAAGGTGCTCGGCAGAATCGCGAATGGCTGCCCCATGCCCGCCATGCCCACATAGATGCTGTCTCTGGTGCTGACGTGCATCTCACCCATCACCTTGCCGGCACGATCATTGGTGTCGAACCACATCTGCCCATCCGGGCCGAATATCTGCATACCGGTTGCCATTACCAGATCCCCATGCGGACGCGGACGCGGCCGTTGTTGTCGTAAACGTGGATGACGCTGTCGTTGATGGTCAGGCGGCCGCCATTCTCGGGGCCGTTCATCGTCAATGTGCCGTTCTTGTCGAGCCTCCAGCGCGGTTGCCCACCGGCGCCGACCGCATTGGACTGGATCACGTCGCCGATCATGGCGTTCTGGATCCAGCCATTGCCGATCAGTGCCTGGCTGATGAAGGTCTGCCCGCCCTGCACCACGAAGGGCGCACTGACCTGGCCGCTGTTGGTGTTGAACAGCGCGAAGCGATCGGCCTGCATCAGGATCTGGCTCTGGTAGCTGCCATCCGGCTGCTGCTCGACGCCAAGCCCCATGCCGGCCATGTAGATCTGCCCGGCACTGCTGATCTGCGCCTTGACCGTATAGGTTGCGCTGACCTTGCCATCCAGGTTCACCACGGCCTGCGAGACCTGCTGGACCGCGGCACTGACACCTTCGATCCTGCCGGGCACACCCTCGATGGACGCTTCGACCGTATCCACACGCTTGGCCAGTGCGAGGTCACCCTCTGCGATAACTGTCTGCAGGCTTGTGGAACCCGCGAACACGGAGTCGTCACCGGCTCCCCAATTTCCGTCGCCAGATGCCCGGACATCCAACTGCGCGAACAGACCATCGACCTTCTGCCCCTGCGCGGCCACCTTGCCATCGACATCGGTAACGTCCATTTCCAGCTGGTCGACACGGCCGACGATGGCGCCCGCCTCGGCGATCGCGTCGCCGATGTTCTTCCAATGGCTGCCCGGCGGCGTTTCATTGCCTGCAGCGGCGCCCTGCCAGCTCCAGATCCTGCCGTCATGGATGACGGTCTGGCCCGGGGTGTAGGTTGCCGAGGCATCCCAGACCAGCGGCAGCACCTCGGTGACGCGCTCGATCTTGCCCTTCAGCTGTTGGCCCAGCGCGCTTTCGTTGATGCGGCCGGCGAAATAGGCATCGTAGTCCGACGGGTTGCTGCTGGACTCGCCCAGAACCCCCGACTCCACCGGATGCCACGGACCCACGTTGCCGCTGCGATCGACCAGGCGCCCCCAGAACCAGAAGCGTGCCCCCGCCGCGAGACCGTTCATCTGGTGCCGCGCCTGAGGATAGGCGAAGTCGCCGAGCTTGATGGCGGCAGCGCGATCAGGGCTTGTGCTGTACCAGAGTTCAGTGCGCTCGGTATCCGTGGCCCCCGTTGGGAACTGCCAGGCCAGCTCGATGCCGAACACTCGGCTGCGGGCGGTCAGCGCGGTCAGTGCCGGGGGCGGCGTCGTCTTGCCTTCAATGGTGGTGAGCACACTGAGCGTCGGCTGCGACACCGCGCCCAGCGCATTGACCGCGCGTACGCGGGCCAGATACTCGCCCGCGTAGACGCCACGCACTTCCAGGCTCTGCGTCCCGACGCGACCGGCGCGGACCCAGTTGAGATCACCACGGCGCCATTCCACGTCATAGCCGATCGCCTTGTCCGCCGCATCCCACTCGATGGTGAGCACGGACGTGGCGATGCCCTGGTCCACCACCACATGCGAGGCCATCCGCACGTTGGCCGGTGCCGGCTGCACGCTGGGCGGAATGATGCTGATCGGCGGCTGCTCCAGGCGCGTGCCGTCGTCGATGGCGGCGTACTTGCCCGGCACGTACTTGAGCGCGGTGATCTGATAGGTCAGGTCCTCGCCTTCGCTGATCGACAGCACGCGATAGTGCTGCAGGGCCAGCTCCGGCGATTCCAGTGCCCAGACCGACTGCGCCACCGGCACCGCCGACCACGGCGCGGTGACCGTGACCGTCTCGCCGTCCACCGACTGCACGGTGCGTGCTTCGGTCTGCCCGCTGGGCAGCGTGGCACGCAGGGTGTCACCGGCCGCGATCTGTTCCGGCACGCGATCCAGCACCAGGCTGCGCGTACCTGCACTGCGGATGCGACCCGCATTGCGGCGGCCAGCGCGGTTCGGGTCGGCCACCTGGATCACATCGCCAGGCATGCAGCCCAGCGCGTCCAGGCCCACCGAGAAGCTGATGGTTTCGGTTTCCAGCATCTCGGTATGCAGGATGTGGTTGCCCACGCGCTGCGCCTGCGAACGCGAGTGGCAGCCCACTGCCGTCACTTCGGTCTGGTTGATGCCGTAGCGGGCCACACCAGGCAGGTGCTGTACCACTTCGACCTTCTGCCGGCCGAAGTCATCCGGATCGATCCACGACACCAGCGCCACCGTGTGCCGCGCCGTGCGGCTGCTGCCGGCATAGTGGAAGCGCCCTTCGATGACGTTGGCCTGGCTGTAGGTCAGCACCGGGTCCTTGGGCATGTCGGCCGAGGCCATCACCTGCCCCGCCGCATAGAAGCTGATGCCGCGGAACATGGTGGCGATGTCCTGCAGCACGCGATAGGCCTCGGCGCGGGTCTGCAGATACAGGCTGCAGGTGAAGCGCGGCTCTTTGCCGCCCTGGCCATCGCTGACCAGTTCATCGCAGTAGCGCGCGATCTGGTACAGCCGCCACTTGTCCACCCAGTCCAGCGGAACACGATGGCCCAGGCCAAAGCGATCGTTGGTGACGATGTCGAAGAACACCCAAGCCGGGTTGTTGGTCCACCCGCTCTTGAAGGTACCGTCCCACACGCCGCTGTAGAGACGGCTGAGCGGATCGTAGTTGGAGGGGATGCGCACGATGCGCCCCCACAGCTGGTAGGACCGGGTGGGGATGTTCTGGAACTGGCTGGCGTCGACCTGCACCGCCGCCAGCGCGCAGTTCGGATAGCGCAGCTTGGCATCGATGATCTCGGTCATCGACAGCACGTTGATGGTATCGGCGATGGTGCTGCTGTTGGCGTTGGCGGTCAGCCGGCGGATCCGCACCTGCCACTGGTTGCCGGCAGGCAGATCGATGCGGCGGCTGCGCTCGTACTGGCTGGTGGTCTTGCCACTGAAGGCATCGGTCAGCACCGTGCTGAACGGGCCGCCGTCGGTGGACAGATCCACCGCATACATGATCCGGTAGCCCTCGGTGTCACCGTTCTCGGTGTTGGTCTTCTGCAACGCAGGCACCGCGAAGCGGATACGGACGGCCGACAGGTCGGCACCCGATACGGTGCGTACCACCGGCGCGTCGCTGCGCAGCTCGACGTTGACACCGACTTCGTTCTCGATGGAGGGGAAGCCGCTGATGTGCTCCTGGTCCTGGGTGCCGGAACGCGTCTGCACGTCCACGCCGGAGAAGTTCAGCGTGCCGTCCGGATTCTCGATCGGCACCTGGTCCAGGTAGATCGACTGCTTGCCGGCGACCAGGCCGCGGATCTCGCCTTCGCTGGCGAGGTCGATGATGCGGGCCACCGCCATCGAGTGCAGGCTGTCGGCGGTTTCGACCGGGGTTCGGGCGTTGCTCGCGCCCTTCTTGGCGCCCGCCAGTACGGGCGCAGCTGCACCGCGCGTGCGCGGCGTGGAATGAGTGATCTGGTTCAAAACTGGTCCTCCGCCAGGATGCCGCCGCTGATCACGGCCGAGCCGATGAACATGCCCTTGCTGTCATGGCCGCCATAGGCGACCGGCACGGGGTTGCCCTGCGCCTGTGTGTTGACGGTGCCGTTCATGCTGTAGCTGGGCGTGTTATCGGGTGAGTCTTTGGCGCCCATGCCTCTGGGCTGCGGCGCGAGCATCTGAGCGACACCACCGACCGCCATGCTTATGCCGAACTTGATGAAGGGCGTGCCAGCGGTTCCGCCGGTCCAGGCATTGACCACTACACCGACAACGATCAGAACGACGCCTACAATCGTCTGCAACACGCCGCCCCGCTTGCTCCCCACCATCACCGGCGCGATGCGGATGTCATCCTGCCCCGGCGGGTCCTGCAGCTGATCCCGCGACAGGTTCTGCCGGCCGTTGAACACGGCAAACTCCATGCCCTTGGCCTTTGCGCCCATCAGGTACTGCTGGAAGCCCGGCAGCATCGTGCACAGCGCATGCACCGCCTCGGCCGGGCTGTTCACCGCCAGCCGGAACCGGCGCCCAAAGCGGGCACCCAGCTTGCCGTACAGGCGAATCGTGCGAAGGCGGTCAGTCATGTCGCACCCCGCGATGGCGGACGATGCAACGGGTGCGCTCGGCCCACATGCCGCCGTACGGCACGGTCTCGGACAGACGGCCATGCAGGTGATGCAGCATCTGCCCGTCGCCGAGGTAGATGCCCGCGTGGTTGGTGACCGGCGAGCGGATCTGCATCAGGATCATGTCGCCCCGCTGCGGCTCGCCCTCGATCAGGTCGAAGCCCTCGGCGTGCAGCCGTTCAAGGCTGTACAGGTCCTGGCCGTGGCTCCACCAGTCGTCCTGGCGTTCGTACTCGGACAGCGGGATGCCCAGTTCGCGTGCGTGGAAATCGCGGACCAGGCTGTAGCAGTCCAGCACGCCGTGGGCAAACTGGCGACCGACCAGCGGTGCCGCATAGCCCGAGGGATGCAGCGTCTGCAGGTCACCGCACAGCGGCGCCTCGCCGGCCACCTGGCCGACGCTGACGATGTGCCAGGTCAGCCCGCTGCGCTCGCACATGACCCGATCGGCATCGGAGGGCGTCGCGGCGGCATCGGGGTGACTGTGCACCAGGGCCAACACCTCGCCCTTGTCCTCGGCCACGGCATAGTCTTCAGCCGGCAGGCGGAAATGCTCGCTTGGCGTGGCGGCCACGTTGCGGCAAGGAAGATAGCGTTCGTGGCCTTCAATGGCCACGATCAGCCCGCAGCATTCGCGCGGGTACTCGGCCACGGCGTGCGCCTGGATGGCCTGCAGGGTTGTCGGTTGCATGTTTCACCCATGAAAAAGGCCCGCGCGAGCGGGCCTGGAAAGTGGAATCGGGAAGGGGCCGATCAGGAGCGCAGCAGGCCTGCGGCGGGGAAGCCGCCATAGGGCAGCGGCTTGTCCTGGCCAAAGCGCAGCTTGCAGCTGCGCACCCGGCCGCCGCACTGGTCGCGTGCCGGATCGTCGGTGGCGACGTCGTCGCTGTCGGCCACCGCAGGACCGTTGTAGCCACAGTAAGCGCCGCGATAGCCACCACGCACCAGCCAGCCACACATGCCGGCGATGATCTGCCTGCCCGGCAACTGCTGACCATTGAGATCAATCGCGGTGGTCAGCTCGAACTCGACCATCTGCTTGTCTTCGCCGATCTTGCGCTCGATGAACCAGACTTCGTCGGGGAAATGCTCGGCAGGATCCGCGCTGGGATTGCCTTCCTCGAAGTTGGTGGCATCCAGGTACTTGGCCAGCGTCTGCCGGCGGATGATGCGGGCACCGACCAGATCATCGAACAGCAGGCACATGGCAGTGATGCGTCCATCGATGTTGCTCACGCGCAGGCGTGGATTCGGTGGCTGGTCGCTGGTGCGCTCGAAGCCACTGGCCTCGATCGGCCAGGGGCCATATTCCTGGCCCTGCCACCAGATGACACCACTCTGCAGGTGTGCATGGAAGAACAGTTTGTCGGCGCCAAAACTGCTGGCGTCGAGTTCGTAGACGGTGATGCGGCCACCCGGCTCAAGCTGCTGGGCATCGGCGGTGATCATGGCCTACCCTCAATGGCTTCTACCAACCGTTCAAGTGCCAGTTCCAACGCGACGATGCGCCGTTCCTGCTCTTGAAGCCGGCGTGACTTCTGCTGGTGCGCACGGACATTGAGCGCCAGAATCTGCATCATATCGATGCCCATAGGGACGAAGTCATCGTGCGTTTCAAAGATGGTGTTCCCTTCACTGTCGACCAGCGTCGAGCCATCCTCGGGATTGACCAATGGCACCTTGATGCCGCCCTTGCGACCTCCACTCGTAGCCTCTGGACGCACGTCATGCACGTTCTCTGCGAGTAAGCCTACAAAGGTCTTGTCACTCTCGCAGAATTCAGGCCGATAGCGGTAGGTGATGACCACCATGCGATCCAGATCAGAGTCGGCGTCGCCCGCATAGCCTTCAAGGTAGTCCTTTACGTCAGCAGATGAGGTTGGGTTGAATGCGGTGGCACTGAGCACACCATCCTCGCTGAGCCTCATCCGGATACCCATGGACGTTCCGGTTTGAGTCACCCCCCAGTTCAGATCGCCACTTGCCATCCACCATCCGCCCTGCTTCCCCCCATCCGTCATGGCGTAGCCACCCCCAAAGCTTCCCTGTGTATGGAAACCAAAGGTGCCGACACCACCGCCTGGGTTTGGCTGGACCGGATAGCAATCGATGCTGCCGCCTTCGCGGATACGCGCCGTTCTGCGCTGGGATACGTTTGCCACGCATGCGTAGAAGAGATGCCCACCCGTTCCACCTCCGCGGAAATTCAGATACTCCGAGCAGCCATACCCGTTCTCCGCCGCCAAGCCGTTCCAGAGAATTTCCGTACCCGCGGCGTTGTGCGGAACGGCCAGCGCGGAGGCCGTCACGCGGGCCGCGGTGTTGATGGAGCTCGCCTCTATAGTGAGGGGAGCGACATTGGGCAGAGAGTAGTTGTAGGAAGTAATAAACGCCCCATCGGAGGTAACACTCTGCAGGAGGTATTTTCCGGTGGTCGGTACTGCTCCGACTGAACCCTCCGCAATCAACGCGCGTCCCGTCGCAGTTATGGTGGACGCTGTAGTCAGCGGACCGCTGAGGGTTCCACCGACCTTTGGCAGTGCTGCCTTCGCCAACTGCTCAAGGTAGGCGTCATTCTCGTTGAGCTTTACGAAGGCAACCTTGGCGGGATCTCCCTTGTAGTTGCCGTGGTCAGTGAGGGTATCGACTGGATTCAGAGTCATGATGAGTTTCCTTAGGGCTGGTACGTCTGTTCGAATGTCGCGGCAATACTGGATACCTGGCCGCCGAGATGGCTGTCGGTGTAGGAATCACACATGTAGAGCCCCTGCCCCAGTGGTCCCTTCCACAGGAAGCTGCGGCCGGCATGGCCATCCAGGAAGGCCACGATCTCGTTGATCGTCCTGCGGTTGCCGACGAACTGCAGCTGGTAGCTGCGTGAGGTTGCATTCAGACCATCGGCAGCGGCCTGCGCATAACCATCACCGAACTTCGCGCGCTTCACGGCGGCGGTGGTGGTTCCCGTACTCTGGCTGGTTGCCGGCCAGGTGAAGGTGTCGGTCATTACATGGCACTCCTGCTGAGCACACCACCTGCCTTCAGGTCACGACTCTGCAGTTCGCGGTACTTGCGTTCCACGAACTGGCCGATCTCGTTGCCGAACTGCTGCAGCATGCCTTCGTTGGTGGTGACTTCCTTGCCACCGTTGTTGTCGATGCGGATGCTTACACCCACTCCGCCACCACCGCCGCCGTGCGCGGCCACGCCGAGACGACCGTCCGGCCCGCGGCGCAGCGGCATGATCGCTTCTGGTCCCGCTTCGCCAAATACGCCGGCGCCCTTGGCGAAGGCGAACAGCTGCGGGGTGTTGTAGACACCGCCGGAGTAGGCCGACAGGCTCGGCGACTGGTAGACGCCACCGTTGGCGTTGGCCTCCACCCCCGTGCCATATCCGAACAGGCCCGCGATCTTCTTGACGCCCCAGACGATTGCCTGTTGGATGGCAATCATCTTGAGATCGGCGATGATCGACTTGGCCAGATCCTTGTAGTTGGACTTGCCCGTCTTCACGAAACTCTGCAGTGCCGCCTCGGCGCCGGTGAACGCCTTGGAAAAGGCATCCTGGGTAGACTTGGCGGAGTTCTCGGTCTTTTCCATGTACTCGCCGAGCGCGCTGCCGAAGCCCTTGCGGAACCCCGAAAGTCCTGTGGTGCCCTTGGTGTCCTTGGCGTCCTTGGTTTCGCCCGCCTTGGTATCACCAGCCTTGGCGTCCTTGGCAGTCGCCACGCCTGCAATCACCGCCGCCGCGTCCGTCGCTGCATCCTTGGGCGTCAGGTCGACCCCCATCAAGCCGGCGATCTTCCTCGCCCCCCAGACCAGCGCCTGCTGTGCAGCGATCATCTTCAGGTCGGCCAGGATGGACTGGGCCAGCTCCTTGTACTTGGACTTGCCAGTGGTCACGAAGCTCCGCAGGGCTTCGTCGGCGCCAGTGAACGCTTTGTCGAACGCCTTCTTGGCCGCCGTGGCGGTGTTTTCGGTCTTCCCGATATAGTCGCCGAGCGCGCCGCCCAGGCCCTTGCGGATGCCCGCCAGGCCCATGTCGTCCTGTTGGGCCTTCTCTTCCTTCTTTGCAGCCTTGCCAGCGTCCGCGGCGGCTGTGGTCGCACCCGCCTTCGCCGCCGCCTGCAGCTGCGTGTTCAAGGCAGTCAGTTGCGTGGACAGTGCGGTGACCAACGAAGCGCTGGTGGTCAGCACGGCATTGAATGCCTGCTGCACCGTATTGATCTTTTCCAGCTGTCGCTGGAACTCCTGTGTGCTGCCGGTCATCTCGGTCATGCTGCGCCTTGCTGCCTGCATGGCCGTTTCCAATGCGTTGCTGGCCTCCACGGTGGCCCGTGTGCTGCCAGGCGATGTAGTGCTCATTGAGTGTTCCTCGGGAGAGTCGGCTCCGTATCTGCGGAGCCGGGATCGGTCATCGGCGTAATCGCGATGGCCGGCTCATTCCTGTTGCATCTGCTCCAGGGCAGCGCGTTCGATGACGCGGATCGCCGCCATCACCTCGTCGTACTGTTCGCTGTCGAGCGCTTCGCGCTGCAGCTCGTGGTAGACCACGTTGTAATCCAGCCCGATCGGGCCACCTGCGCCGACGCGCCACTGGGTGGCAACCCGCGAGAAAAGTTCGATGGGAAGCACACACTCGGGCCACAGCTCGACCTGCGGCGGTGGAAAGTGCTTTGCCTTCAATCCAAGCTGCATCAGCTCGGACTCGGTGGGGGCCCGCCAGTACAGGGCCCCCACCGCCTCGATCAGTTTCCCTTGCGTGCGACCTGCAGCGCCTGGGTGTAGCCACCGATGATGGCGCCATCCAGGCCGGCCTGCTGCTGCAGCGCCAGCTCGACGCCGGCGGTATCCAGCGCCACATCGGCATCCCAATCCATCACGATGTCCAGGATGGCCTGGGCCACGCTCAACGTGTCATCGCCCAGACGCTCCAGCAGGCTGGCGTAGTCGGCCACCGACAGATGCCGGTAGGTCAGGTTGAGCTTCTGCTCGCGACCGTGACCGACGATGGTCAGGGTGCTCTTGAAGCTCTCCGGCGCCTTTACCTGGAACATCAGGCGCCCTCGACCAGGATGGAGTCGGCCAGCGCGGTGAAGGTCGCGGTGGTGCCCATCGGGGTGTTGGCAGCCATGGTCGGGTCGCCGTTGTAGCTCAGGTAGCCGTACCAGTACAGCACGTCGCCGCCGACCAGCTTGGCGCGCAGGATCACCGGCTCGCCCTTGGCATCAACGTTCTTCAGCGCCGGGTACCACGGCTTCTTCGGATCGTAGAACAGCGGCAGGGTAATGGTCTTGGCGTTCTTGAAGGTCGGCAGCTGGACCTGGCGACCGGTCGGGTCTTCCAGCAGCGTGCCGCTCCAGTACTGCTGCTCGCCACCGGCGGTGGTCGGGTCGCCCTGCTGGTCCAGGTCGACGAAGGCGCCTGCCTTGCGCAGCACGCCGGCACCGCTGGTGCCCGGGAACAGCACGGTGTCGGTGGTGTCGATGCCCAGCAGTTCAACGCTGCCGGTGGCTTCAGCACCCGCGCGGGTGGCGCGGTTGTTCAGGGCCGGCCAGCCCGGCAGTTCAATGACCACCACATCGCCGGTGTCGACGCTGTTGGCGGCAACGCTGGCCAGTGCCGGCGCAGCCTTGGAGATCGCGGTGGTGGCGATCGCGGTGGAGGCGACCGGTGCGAAACCGAACTGGGTGCCCTTGGGAAGCTTGAGTGCCATGGTGTATTTCCTCGTTGGATGAAAAAAAGCCCGGCGGTTGCCGGGCTGGGGTGTTGCACGGGTGAAGGGGTTTACGGGTCGGCGTACCACAGGCCGAAATCGAGCCGCGCGCCGTGCTTGTGCAGCACCGGCTCATGCACGGCGATTGCAGCGCCGAACGACTCGGCGGTCGGCAGTCCCGCGCAGACCTGGTCCTCAATGGTGCGGATCAGGGTGTTGGCCTGGGCACGACTGTCTGCCCAGACGGTCAGCTGCACGCGAGCGTGCTTCTGTTCGGGAGTGGAACCTTCGTTGAACCACACGGACTGTCCACCCATCTGCTGGTAGACGGCACACGGGTAGATGACCGGTTCCGGTGGAACGTCGGGATACAGCCGGCCCTGCAGCAGCGGGGCCAGCAGCGCGTGCAGCTGTGCTTCGTAACTCATCGCGGTGTCCTGGTTGGCGTCGCTCAGGCAGTGCCTGAAGACTGTTCGGTGAACAGCACCGTGGTCTGGCGCCGGCTGAAGTCGGGAGCAACGCCGGTGATGTTGAAAGCGCGACCGTCATGCACGATGCGCATGCCGACATGGATGCCGGCCTGTCGCGCGGCCGCCAATCGGACATGGAAGCGCTGGCGGCGGATTGTTGCCGGCAGGCGGCTTTCCAGCGTCAGCCGCTGCACGCTGTCTGTAGGATCGCCAGTGGCGGCGGCCCACAGTTCTGCCACCGGCTGCCAGGCGTCCAGCGGCTGCCCCCAGGCGTCGAGCTGGCCGTCCTGGCGCTCGATACGGATGCGGCGATTGAGGTGGCCGGCGTTCATGGCGTTGCGGCCGGTCGGTACGGATCCAGCAGCGCGGCCACGCCGAACGGCAGTTCCATTGCGATGGCAGTGGCGCCTGCCGGTGCATCGAGCGTCTGTGCAGAGACGACTACGGCTTCGCGATGGGCGTACAGGTGGCCCAGCAGCAGGCGTACCGCTGCACGGATGCTGTCATTGGCGGGCATGCCCAGCAGCAGGCGTGCACTGCGCGCGGTGGCCACGGCCAGGCGACGATCGGCCACATCCCGCATGGCCTTGGCCTTGGCCGCGTTGGTCTCGGCATTGGCGGCGGCAACCGCGGCTTCATGCCCGGTCACCGCCGCCGCCATGTCTTGCGGCAGCTGGTCCAGCGCCTGGTCCAGCGCGGCCTGGTCGGCGTACAGTTCGCGGCCCAGGTAGGCTGCGGCCGCGTCGCTGGCTGCTGCCAGCAGGTCACCCAGGATGGCGTCGTCAAAGTCGCCGTCGATACGGCAGTGCGCGCGGCACTGCTCAAGGGTCAGCAGGGGCAT